GTTCAATCAGTTTCATCTTGTCATCTAGTTTGTCAACCAGACGAACGTCATGGATGTTGTACTCAATGAACTTCTGCCAATCGTTCTCGTAGAACTCTTTAAATGTATCATACTCTGAGTGATCTAGTTTCTTTTCATTTAGTTCCACATTGCAGATGTGGTCTAAACGATAGGACTCTTGGTTTGTATAAGTAAACTTCTTATACAGTTCAAGATAATCAAGAGTAGAAATACCAAGAGTATCAACTGCTAATTGTTTTCTACCTTTAATATAAATCTCACGTTGTGATACTAATCTCCATGGAGAAAGAAGTTTAGTAAACTTATCACCAAGAATACGTTCAATACGATTATGGATGTACGGCATATCAAACAACTGTACATTCCATCCTGTAATTACATCAGGATAGTTCTCTTGCCAATATTCAAGGAATGCACCTAACATACCTTCCTCTGATCGGAAGTGCATGTAGTCCACCATAGGATCTCTGTTATCAAATGGTCGTGCTCCAAACACAACAATCCTACCAGAGAAACTATCCTTCAATGAGATAGCAAGGATCTCCTGATCTGCTGTTTCGATGTTAGGGAATCCGTTCTCTGCTGCTGTCTCAATATCAATTGTAAAGACACGGATTTTAGTACCATCAAATTTTAATTCTTCTTCTGGATGTTGTTCAGCAATATACTGATACAGGAATCTAGAGTTTCCATAGACATCAAAGTCATCCACTTCCTTATATCGTTTTATAAACTCGCGAGCTTCTGTGATAGAACCAAACTTATGTGGTTCTACACAGTCACCCTCAAGTGTACGCCACTCTGAATAATTTTTACTAGGCAGATACATCGTGGGGTTGAAAGGAACCCTCACGCTGTAACGATTGCCATTCTCATAACCACGTACAAGCAGACGATTGCCTGCTTGCTCAACACTAGTGTAAAACTTCATTCAAGAGATTCGATATAACGAGCAAGGAGTGCCTTGCTTGGATTGGTCACGACTGTCAGATCACCAGACCTGACATTAAACTCACGCTCAGAAGAGTGTTCTGCCCATGGGGTTATCTGTCCATCAGATTCTACCACATAAGGTTCAACCATCCATACATCAGGGTCACCTGGTAAACTGTCACCCTCTGCTGGTTCTACCTGAGCGATGATCCACTCATGCTGCAGTTTGATCAGGTTCGCTTTGATCTCCATCTGGTGCCTCCTCCACAGGGAAGAAAATTTGTTCTTCTTTCAATCCAATCTCTTTCAATCTATTAGCAAAGTTATCAAGGATATTATTGTCAGGCAACACTACACTGATAATATGCTCACCACCTAGACGGTGTTCTTCAATAGGAGAGAAAGGACAGAACCTAGTATAATTGATTGGAATTGTACCGTTCTCTTCATTAACTTCTCCAAGAGAAAGTTTGAATGGATACAACATACGATATCCAACAACTTTCTTATCTTCTTCTTCGCTACGAAGTTCCCCAAAAATACAGAGAACATTATCTCCAGTAGTTAAGTTAACAACACGAATGTTGTGATTGGTTCTCACTGGAATTTGCTTGGGTGCTTCTTCGGTCATAATACCTCGGGTTGAATAGTTTGAGTTTCTTTTGATTCTTTAATCTTTTGTTCGTATGCATTTTGTAATCCTGGTTCAGGATTACTGATTGTCATTACACAATCATATGGAATCTTAAACTGCCAGTCAGGAGAATAAGGATTCCACTTACTATACTTAACTTGATATTCCATACCATACTGCTCAGTAAGATACTGAGGATTCTCACCTGCAAGGTTGAGAATGTAAGGATCTTCCATGAGCAGGCAGACACCTTTCTTGTCTTCGCCCTCCCCATCAAAGATCTCTTTCAATTCAGTGATGATGCGATCACCCGTTTTAAGGGTTATGATTGATACTGCCATGGCAAATTGTTTTACACTTTAGTTTAGCATTAAAAAAAGGGACCGTCAAGTCCCTTTCAATTTTATTTAGAAGTGTTTCTTACGCTTCTGTTTCTCAGGCAGTTCTTTTTTCAGGGTGATTGATAGGAGACCGTCTGTAAAATCAACTGTCTCTACTTCTACATCATCTCCCATCTGCCAGTTGCGTGAGAATGTTCTATATGAAATTCCTTTGTGGGCGTATTTCCTTTCCTTATCTGGTGGTGCTTTGCGAGCAGATACTGTTAAAACATTTCGTTCTGATTCGACCTCCAGATCTTCTCTTGAAAATCCAGCAAGAGCGACTTCCAATACTGTTCGACCATCAGATCCATTAACGACATTGTAAGGAGGATAATTTGTTCCTGCTCCTGCAAGAGCTTCAAGTCGTTGAAATGTTTCATTGAATCCGATTGAATAGGGGGTATACTGTTCCCATGTGATATTAGTCATGTCCTTAAAAAAGCAACGTGTAAGTTAGGACCCCGAAGGCATCCTTGGCGTGAAAGCGGGACGGTTACCCGTCCCTTGCCCTCTCACACGTTTATTTAACACTGCAATAAAAAAAGTGAGAGTCGTAAGAACCCTCACTATCATTACGGTTTACTCGCCTTCTTGCTTCTTACGACCAATATTGTATTTGGATTCTAATGTCCATTCTCCTTTTTCTTTAAAGGAAAGAACTTTGATTTGATTGAGTGGTGCTAGGTCAGTAATTTTTTCTTGACTCTCTGCAGAGATATTAACTAGTCCCCAATCAACTAGAAGTTGTACAATACGATTACGACGTTGTACATCATTCAATGAAAGATTTGTATTCTTCCCATCAAGGGCAAACAACTCTTTGAAGTGTACAATAAAATACTTACCCTGCTTATGCAGAATGTGACAGGACTGATAGATCTTCTTTTCTTTGCGTGATGCTACACCAATCCTTGTTAGTGTTTCTCTCACCTTAAGAAAGTCATCTGGTTCATTCAAGACAACTTCAACCATATCGGTTTGTCGCCACTGAATTTCAATTTCACCGCTCATGTTTACCACCTTTACTCAATGCTTTTGTAATATGATCTAGTTGATCCTTGGTGAGAATCCTGAGCGCCTGCAGAGCTTTATCGTCATTATAACCATAATACTCTTTTACTACCTCAAGGTAATCAATAGAATCTTTTCTTGCCCAAGGAGAAAATCGCTTCCTTGGTTTCACACTATTTAGTAAAAAGTCATACTGTAACTTCTTTGGCAGATGAGGATTCTTGTTTATCTCATTCGCATAAAGGATAGTGTCAGTGAAAGAACTGAGGCACCTGTTAATAATGTAAGGAGGATAACCTCGCTCAGCATCAGCATCACCATCAAGGATATTCTTTTTGGATTGGTTGATCGAGTATAGGTAATCTTTCAGTTGGTACGTCATTCCAGTGTCGGATCACTCCGCTAATAATAAAACAGTTAGTAACAAGATAAGAAATGAATATAATAGTACGTACCAGAACCACGTAGTCGTCATATCTTTCTGTCTTGTCATCAGAAAAACTTCCCAGTGCGTACTTCCATATCTTAAATGCTTTCTTCATTAGAAGAGGCATGTAGTAACAAAGAAAAACATTGAAATGAATATCAATGCTGTTTTTTCTTCCTGAATAGATTCAGTTTTCTTCAAGGCATCATATAGTTCTGCCTTGGTATTTTTCATTGTCAGTTTCATGATAAAAATAATTGTTAGAATACTGCTGTAACACTAACAACTCTGGCGTTAGGGTTACGAGCAAGGGCAACCTCGCGAGCATCCTGATAATTACGAGCGATCACCTGTTCCTTGAACACATGACCTGCTTTGTAGAGAGTAACTTCACATTTCATAATTGAAAAGGACTAGTTCCTTGCGAGATGCCTGATCTGTATTATAACTCCCCACGCTCCTCATGGTGTAAGTGTGTGCAAATTCTGCAGCTGTCCACCCATCAAACCGATCTTGGATCAGTTGCGAAGAGTTATAGGAGACCAGTTGTGGACCAATAAACCTATCACACTTGATAGCAAAGTGGTCATGGTTAAAACCTTTGTGCATGTTACCACGCTTTCCATACAGATTTGATTTGATCTCGTATGGAGGATCGAGATAAGTAAAGGTTTGTCTGTCATCCGTAAGGAGTTGTTCGTATGACAGATTAGTAATCTTCCAGTTACCAATTAATGCTTGATAGTCAGTTAGTTTCTCAATGCCATTCAACGAGAAGTTGGAATCGCTTGCTTGTTTTGAGAAGGAACTACTTTCTGTGAGACCTGAAAAACTGCACTTATTGACAACATAAAAAGACACAGCACGATGAATGTCCTCGCTATCAGAAAGTTCCTTGGCAAGGTACTCCTTCGCATCATTGAAAAGATGTTTTGCCGAACTGGGGTCAGGGTGCCTTTGTTTAAGTTGGAGGAGGATGTTCTTAATTTCATTACCATTGTCCTGTAATACTCTCCAGAAGTTATAGAGTGGTTCATAAAGATCGTTGACCCAGATATCCAAGTGCGGATATCTTTTACAAACTTCTAACGCCACACTACCACCACCTAGGAAAGGTTCATGATATGTTTTGTAATCTTTTAGATCAGGAATATATTGAAAGAGTTTACTAAGTGCTCTACTCTTTCCACCTGGATACCTAAGGGGTGTCTTTAGGGACTTCAAAGTTTGGGGCATTGTACTTTAAGTATTCAAAAAATGTCATTTTCAATTCCTTCTGCGTCATACCGCAATGGTCAGCAGCAGCAGGTAGATTCATTGTAGCATGAAACAACGCTTCATGTGCTTCTCTTACATTGTTTGGCGTTGTCTTCACGTATTTTTTTGTAATGTTTTGCTGGTTCGTTTTCAAGGCGTTCTAACATCTCCTCCATCATAATAAATTTAGGTTCTTTTTCGATGAATTTAAGTAAGGTCATTTGAACTCACAACTCATCATGATCTCAGTCAAGCATGCGAGCATGTTGATCTCTTGATCAGGTACAATAGAAATATCTTTCATGTACTTGGCAATGATAAGAACTGCCTCAGGAATAGAAGCAGGTTTCAATACACCATACATGCTGTCATAGATCTTACGCATCACCATGCTAGGATCGTTGTCCATATGCTGAACAACCCAGTTCTTGACTGTAGTAAACTCTTTCTTCTTCAGAGCAGAAAGCAGAGAATCAAGATTAACGTCAGCAACATCAACCAGTATGGCAGAGTTGATACTACCTGTAGCAGCATAACGCTGACACTCGTTGATAAGACGACGCCAATCAGGATAATAACGCTTGACCAACTTAGCAAGAACTTTGTCTTCATACTCCACATTCTCGTGAGTTAGAATAGATTTCAATCTAGTAAAAAACTCACCCTGAAGTTTGACAGCTTGCTCAGGTTTGATTCTGAAATCAACGACCGTGCATCGAGAGTGCAGTGGTTCGATGATTTTATTTATGAAATTGCATGTGAAGATGAAGCGACAGTTTCCATGAAACTCCTCTACAGCAGTCCTCAAGGACAGTTGCACGTCATTGGTTGTGTTGTCTGCCTCATCAATGATGACCACCTTGTGGGACGCTCCAGAGGTCAGAGAGACCGTGGTAGCAAACTGCCTTACACGGTTCCTCACAGTGTCTAGGAAGCGTCCCTCATCGGATCCATTGATCACGATGTAAGAGGCACCAATCTCCTCACACAGCGCCTTAGCGATGGTTGTCTTACCAACACCAGCAGTGCCACTCAGTAGCAGGTTAGGGAGTTCTCCCTGATTGACAAAACCCTGAAACACTTCTTTGATAGTGTCAGGCAGAATACAATCTTCAACAATGTTTGGGCGATACTTCTCAACCCAAAGGAATTCTTTGCTCATTATGTAATTGTAGATTGAACGAAAAGGTTAGTCGCATACTAGCACTGGTTTGTAAATCAACAGAGTGCTTTAAGTATGGTGGAAATAAAATTACATCACCATCAGACAAATTAGGTTGTAAACTGTCAGCAAAGTATTCTTTAAAGTCAGGTCCATTGTAAGGGAACTGGTGAACCCTGTTGTTTGAATCTGGTCTAAAGAATGTAGTTGGTGTAAATCCTTTGTTGTAATAGATTCCACACCAATATGGAGTGACAGACATACAACCAGTCAGATGTGTATGTTGTTCTTGTCCTTGGTTGTCATGGTATGAATTATACCAGAAATCAACAAAGTCAAACTTGTCAGGTATGCCATGCATAAAGAAAAGTTTTTTAATTTGTTCCTTTAGATCTCTCATCATATTGTCTCTGACATCTGGAGAGACAAGGGGATCGTTATCTTGTATAGCAGGAAACGTAGAGTTCAATGGAGTTGTCCATCCTCTAGGACGACTATCATTTTTTTCTAGATCAGAAAATTGATAGTCGCTGTGTTTGTTGAACCTGAATGTAAAGATAGGAACGTAAAAAACTTTGTGTAACCTCAAGGTTCCAATGCGATATAGTATGTCAATTCGACATCGTTATTGGTCCATTCAGAAATCAAGTGCTTAGACACTTTAACGGTATAATCTCCTGCAGTAGCATTAGAGGTCTTACCGAGAACACGAATGTTTTCAATCTTAACATCAAGAGAATAGGTGCCAGTAGAACAACCTGCCACGGTGAGATCGTAAGTATTACTGGTATCATTCTCTTTGTCACGAAGGATCAGTTTGATAGTATCTTCTCCTTCTACTGATTGGAAGGTAAGATCAGGAAGACCATACACAGCAGATGCTTTCTGCAACTGAATGAGTTCTTCTCCACTCAGATTGAACTGGAGATCAGCACCTGGAAACTTTACGTTCTTTTCTGGCGCACTTTTAAGAGTGATCTCAGGATCACTGAAGTAATACTTGGCACTAGTGCGCCCACCGCGAATGCTAACAAAATCGTTAGATGTGAACTCGAGCTGAGGGTCAGTAAACAAAGTAATACCGCCAAGGAACTGACTGAGATCATAAATTGCGAAGTCAGTCGGAAATACTTCCTCGCTAGTGAATTTCGCGAGAATGTTTTCTGCATTGCTAATAGTTCGTACTGTGCTTCCTGTGCGGAATACGATGGAGGAATTGATTGTGCTGAAGTTCTTAAGGACATCTAGTGTTTTTTCAGAAAGGATAACTTTACTCATTGATTGTAGGATTCGGTAACGTTGGTTTTGTCAGAGAAGTGTAGAAGGAGGAGACCGTAGTGCAGGATCTTGATAATGTCCCGACGTGCAGTTCCTTTTTTATCATAGCGTGAAGCGTACTTGAGGATGTTGCTTCTGCAAAATGCTTCAGCATCCCCACACGCTTCAATGAGATCTAACGTTTGAATGCTGTCGTTACCAGCAGAGTAGTGTTGTCCATAGGTTCCAATAATGTAGTCACGTAGTTCTTGTAGTAGAACATCTTCATTGTATTTCAAAGTCATTTGTCCCAAATGTACTCAATGTTATTATGATAGCATTCAAATTCACTTCCGTCAATCGCCTGCATCGTTAATTTGTATCCTTCACCCCTCAGGATCTTACCCGAACGGTGTGGACAATCCTTAAGGATTGCCACATGTCCGATGTAACCGTGAAAATCATACCTCGTCATTAGTTTCCTCCTCAGTGTTAACGTCAGCATCAATCTTATCATAGAGTTCGATGAATGACTGCTTGGTCTCATCATCGAAACGATTGACACAAACTTTGATTGCTTTCATACGATCATTCCAGATAGCATATGCTCTCATGATGTGTACAAGACGACGAGTAGAGATTACCTCATCGATACCACCATCAGCAAATGTTTTACGGATGATATCTGCCCAGTTAGCAAGGTTTGTGCAGAACTCTTCATCGTGCTTACCAACTGCAGCAGCAACGCGAAGGAGAATCTTAGTTTCAGTAGCAGGAGTAGGATACTCTTGCTCAAAGGTCAATGCAAAACGCTCAAGGAATGCTTCGTTGAGAACATTAGTACCGATGAAACGTCCATCATCAGAACCTTTACCCTTAGTGTTAGCAGTAGCAATGATGTTGAAACCTGCTTTTGGTTCTACATAGCGACCAGTTTTCTTGAGGAATACACCCTTACCTTCAAGAACAGATTGCAGACAAAGGATCTTGTTAGAGGCAAGGTCAACTTCATCTAGAAGAAGTACAGCTCCCCTCTCCAAAGCTTCAATGACAGGACCATTATGCCAAACAGTTTCGCCGTTAACAAGACGGAACCCACCAATAAGATCATCCTCGTCTGTTTCAATGGTGATGTTTACACGAATCAACTCTCTATTTAGAGCAGCGCATGCTTGCTCAACAGAGAAAGTTTTTCCGTTACCAGAGAGACCAGTAATGAAAGTAGGGTAGAAGATTTTAGATTGCAGAATCTTCTTTACATCAGAGAAGTTACCGAAAGGAACATAGTTCTCATCCTTAGAAGGAATAAGATTTTCTTCAAAAGCAGGAACTGCTGCAGGTGCCTGATAGTTCTGCTCAAGTTTTTCTTGAATAGTCAGATCCCACTTGCCAATTCCCTGCTTGAAATTCTTAAGACGTTTCTTGACAGTAGCATAGGAGCAATTGAAGTGTTCAGATGCTTCAGTCAATTGCTTTACGTTTACCTCAGTACCAACCTTATCAGTAAGGTATGTAACGAGGTCTTCAGTAGTAACGGGAACAGGAGCGAAAGGCATGATGTGATTTGTTGTGTATGAATATAGTATAAGGGTTATGGGTGCCTTGTGGGACACCCATGGGCCAGTTTGTCAACTGACATACCCAACAAAAGAATTGAGAAGTTTTTTGTTGGTTGCTTTCTTGCTGAGCATCTTCTTGAATGCACGAGAGATCTCTCCCTTCTTAGCACCACTCTCAACATTGAATTCAACATTCTGATCTAGAGAACTATTAGAAATAGCATACAGTGCAGTGAATGCAGTAGGGTTAGGGATGATAGCGGACTTCTCTTTCTTCCACTGTTTCTGTACTTCACTGTAACCTTCAAAGTTTGCATACCTACCAACAAAACTTGTAAGTTGTGAACCTGCCAAGATACGGAATCCAATGATATTTACACCAGGATTACGATCACGAACTTGCTGGATGAAAGTGTTAGTTACATTGTCACCATCAAACTGAGGATAGGTGCGACCAGTTTTACGATCACGAAGGATCTGATACCAGTCAATGCGACGTGCTGCAACTTTGAATTCATCTTTATGGTCAAGATAAATCTCATGACCATATGCTGCACCACCTGCTTCACCATCAGACAGAATGCAAACGTTTACCTTCTGGAGATCGTTGTTCTTTTTGAACTCAGGGATGATGTAGTTAAGCATTACAATTGCTTCATTCAAAGGAGTACCAGACAACCCAACACCAAAAGTTGGATTGTATGAAGAACGATAAGTGTAAACATATGCTTCACGGAAAAGGTTCAAGCACATACGCTCATAGTCCTTTGAGTTAGAACGTGAAGAAACAAAGTTCATCATGTGGAAGAACTCTTGGTGAATGTAAACTTCGTTCTTTCTGATACCTTTGTAATCATAATCCATGTACTGGTTCTCACCTGACATAGCACGTTTTGCAGCAACCCACTCATTTGTGAATGCATATACTTCAAAAGGAATCTGAACTTTCTTACAGAATGAAGTTAAGTTGATTACCTGCTTGACAGTTGCAAGGATTTCATTCTGCATAGAACCAGACCAGTCAAGAAGAAACAGTAGACCGTGGTTCTTACCATCAGGAATAACAGTTACTTTTTTGAACAGATCTTCATTGTACTTGTATGTGTGCAACTTAGCAGTATCAAGTACACCAGTTTTAGATTGACTTGCACGAGCATATGCATCAGCAGATTTCTTACACTCGAACTCTTTAACAAGATAGTTTACTTCTTTCTGAGATGACTTACGAAACTCACGATAAGCAGCATCAACATTTTCGTATCTCTCTGCTTCAGATTTATTCTGATCAATCCAATCGTGGAGAAGAGTCCAGTCAACTAAGTAATCGTCAAGGTTAACTTTCTCAGGGATCTCAATGTAGATTGGATTGCGACCAGTAGGTGAAGAAAGATTCTCAGAAGAACTATCAAAAGAACGTTGAGTTTTTGAATGATCTCCACCTTGAGTTCCCTCTACTTCTTCCTCATCTTCTTCCTCTTCTTCCTCTTCCTCTTCTTCAAGGTCAGATGGTTGTGGTGACTGAGAATTTTGTGGCATTGATTGTGGTGACTGCTCCTCATTCTCTTCTTGAGATTCTTCCTCTTCACCCTCATCAGTTTGTCCTTCTTCTGCAGAATCTGGAACAGGAAGTTCTGCTACTTGCTCAGTTTGGTTACTGAAATTGTACACGTCAACAGCAATCTGAAGAACCTCTTCAAATGTTTCTGCAATATCAGTACGTGCAACAAATACTTTTTCTTCGATAGAGAATGGAATCAATGCACTAGCACCAATCTTGAAGTGAAGATTGATACGGTCAATCAATGAAAACTTGTCGATCTCTTCTCCTTGAATGCTGAAGAAATCTTTATCGTTAAGTTCTTTGTAACCAGCAGCAAATGATTTACGAAGACCAGGAAACTTACGCTTCATAAGTTTTTCGATACGTGCATCTTCGATGACGTTAACAAAATCCTTAGGGCAATCAGCAAGATCTCTCCAATCTTCGTT